TAAACAATAGTGGCCATCCCATTTGGTGTAGAAGCTACGGAACTCACGCACTCCATTGAGGAATGCACATACTCGGTAGTAGTCATAGGTCATGCTTGCTCCAGTCGTTTGGTTACATACGCAGCCACGGCTGCTTTCGTCCGTGGGATTAAGATAACGTCAGGCTCGTTGTCGCACATACCTGTACGTGGGCCTGTGTTCTGTGGGCACTCTTGGTCATGCTCAAGCACACATCCATTGCAGCTTCCTTCATAGAACGCTTTGACTATGTAGTACCGCTTGTTCATGAATGTGATAGGTGTCATCCCGCTGCCTCCAGTCTTTGAAGAACTCGCCAAGCTACATACTCATCAGTGATAAGTTCTGCACCATTGGCTAGGTTGAATGTGTGTGCGGCTACTCGGTATTGGCTAGCCCCCCCACCTGTGTTTGGTATGAGGGCATGGAACAGCGTTACTCTCCAACACATCACGCCCTTAGTTACATGGTCTGTGTCTTCCACATATTCCCAAGATGCGTCGCTTGCATCATGCCTACGCACTAAGTCCATGAGGTGTATCTTGGCTGTCATGTCAACCTCTTCGCCACGTACTCAGCTAGTGCCTCACGTGTGTTGTGTATCAGGATGTAGTCAGTTCGGTCAGCGTCGCAGTGTGCGTCATCATCACCATCCACGCATTTGAGTAAGCCCTTGGCTCGGAATCGTGTACGGCAAGCGCCCTGCGCCTCGAACACACATCCTTCACATACGCTCAGGTTAGAGTCATCCTCCGCTTGCTCAAAGGTTAGGTACGACTTGACCACGCGGTACTTGATACCCTTTATGGTTACGTGTGTTCTCATGTCAACTCCTGCGGTAACACCTCGATGTTGTACCCAAGTGCTAGGATGATTTTGCGTGCGTCATGTGTAAGGGTTGTCGTGCCCGCCAGTCGTGCAAAGAGTTTCGCCTTGTCACATACGGGGTACGCTGTCTGTCTGCCGTATACATCTTTGAGTTGTACTGTGATTGTGGGTTGTGTCATTCCATTCTCCTTGTCACGTAAGCGGCCACAGATTTTTCATCCGTAGCTATGTAGATTCCGGGAAAGTTCCCGCACCGATGTTCTTCAGGCAATGGCCTTACTAAGTCTCCGCACGGTGTCTCAGGTTTGTCCTCAAAGTAGCATCCGTTACATCCATGGCCACCGCCTAGCTCTTTAACTAGGTAGTACCGATGTATCCCGTTAAAAGTTATGGGAATCATGTGTTCTCCAATCGTGCAGCTACGTAGCGTGCAATGTCCTCAGGTGTGTCGTTGATGAATACCATGTCGCGGCCGGACTCGATGCACCACAGCCGTCCACTGGATTCCTTGTCTGTGCCGTCGAAGTACAGCTCATTAGTGCCACGCTTGATACGTACACACGAGTTCAGGTCATATCTCGCGCATTTGAAGCAGTCGAACACGTTTGGTATGGCTGTCACTGCATACAGGGTTTCCCCTTGGATGGTCATGGGTGTCATACATCTAGCCTCCGTTTGACTAACTCCACTACGCACCAGTCTTTGGCCTCTTGTAGTGTGTCGTGGGTGTAGTGATAGGGTTTGCCCGCTTTATGGTCGGGCAATGGGTAGTCATGGTGTTTGAAGTTGGGCACCATCGCCCTGAATCCGTTGTCCTCCACGGACACGAACGCCACGTACTCGTCGTGGCTTACTAATATATACAGTGGTCTGGCGTTGGAGGCATAGGCGTGTGGCTTCTGCTCTATCCAGTTCATAGCTCGCCCCACCCACTGGTGATGCGGGTTGTCAGTTGGGCGAACGTGATGCGTTGGAGGTTGCCATATCCATCGTCAGCCCAAAGGGAGGCCCTCACGCCTCGGTGTGTATGTCGGGTCATACTGCCTCCGTGTCTTGTGGAACGAACGGATTGCCGCGTTGATGTTCTCAGGGACATTGCGCTCTCTAATAGATTGCAGTCTTGCCATGGTCGGGTGATGTTGTGCAACCGTCTCGTCATCCAAACGGTGCGTTAGTGTGTAGATAACCATGAGCTCGAGGTAGTCCCCCAAGCCCATGCCGCAGGTGTCGGACGGTGGGCGTTCATGATAGGTGACACTCATGGTAGCGACATAGCGTTAAGCCAACCGATGAAGCACAGCACAGTCAGTCCAGTGGAGTTGTTGCTTGTACTCCACAGCGCATACATCCATATGATGAAGTAGAGCGTAGCCATGTCAGCTCCAAATGTCACGGTATGACTGCAAGATGGTTTCGTCCAAGCTGTCGGCGACTGCTTCTTGGTCAGGCAGGTCGAGCACGTATGTATCCATGTCGTCCATTAGGTCGAGTGCTTGGTCGTTGGTGTTGGTTGGGATGAGTAAGTAGTTCAGCATGGTCAGTCCTTGGGTAGGTTGTCACATGATGCGGAGCATAGGGTTATCCCTATGAGTAAGCCGCCGATAGTGGATGCGAAGGTTGAGAGGGTGCCGTCCGTCAGTTGTCCAAAGAAGATGAGGCACATGGCAATGATGGTGAGCACAACGGCTTGGTTTTTAGTGAAGCTCATGATGGTGTCCGTTCGATGATGTAGTCACCCTTGGCGATGCAGTCCAAGATGAAAGAGTTGTTCATTAGCTTGTCATTTGTATAGCGTTCAGTTGCAGCGGCTACGACTTCAGTGTCAGAGACATGGCCTGAGCGTGAGAACTCAGCGTAGAACCACAAGCGACCACTTGGGCGTGTCTTTGTATGGATTTTGAGGTTAGTCCACATGATGTAAACCTTTCTTCTACGCGAATTTGTTGGAAAAAATTAGGGCGTGAAAAACCAGCAAATTGAGTACTACATGGAGACCCGCATAAACACTAGGTTTTTTGAAAAAGTAATACTGAATTTGTGAATTTGTTGGGTTTTCCAGAGGGTCAGCCACCTTTTGAGATATGTAGAGAGCCATGTGTATTACGCGGCGCGTTACACACTTAGCAGACTGCCTCTCTCTATAATATTTCTGACTCAAAATACATAACAAATCGTAAAATCGTAAAATTACCCCTTGGAAACCCACTGTTTACACCATTCTTTGAATTTGCTGGGTAATTTGCTGGTTTGCCTTTTGGACAATTCCAGCAAATTCGACCTGTGCTTACGCACAGTAAGTAATTAAGCCTCAACAACGAACGCGTTGTCAGTTGCAGCCTCAAGAGATTTAATACCACGCAACAGTTGGATGAAGTCGCGGGCTTCGAGTTGCTTCTTGGTGAAACCCTTGGCGTCATTGGCTGGGCGCATAGCTTCGAGTTTGTCCAAGTACAACGCCATTGTGGTCTTTGATTGCCATGTTGGTAAACCAATGAATTTCTCGAAGGCCTTGGCCATTGAAGGGAACGCGGCACTCAGGATATCGGACGCGGCGCGGTACTTACCGTTCTCAGCTTTGTGGAAGGCTGAAGCCTTGGCCATATCCTTATATGCACGAAGTGCGGCACCGCCCTTAAACAATGCGCCCTCAGGTGTGACAGAGAATTGATCGCCCTTTTTGTTCTCATAAGAAACTACGGAATTGTCTTGAGCGGTGAAAAGTTGGATTGCGTTAGTCATGAAAATACTCCAGTTGATTAGCTTCGTTGTATGAACTCAGAATTAAGTACACACAATAAAGCCCCCTAGCCTCATAAACTAAGGGATTGCGCGAGCCTTTTTGTTCTCGGTGCTCGCTTTGCGTACCTCACCGCCCATCAGTTGGCGGAACTGTGCCGTGTCTTTCCACGGTCGTATGGCGTTCGATGGTTTAGTTCCCAAGGTTCACCAAGCAGATTAACTATTACGCGTTTACGTGGCTGACAGTTGACCCCTGATAACGCACCGACACAGTTAGTCCAAGCTCTCGCCCAACTGTACAAGCCACGTACCCATCCAACCGCTGACTCCACGCAACTCTAAACAGCTTTGCGTCAGGGCGTCCTCGACTATTTCGCGCCCGTCTTGGGTTGTAAGCCCCAAGGTTTCCTATATTGAATTTTTAATGAATACCGCCTAAGCGTGCCTTACTTTCCATGCGCTACCCCCTCTGAGCAAAGGCTGAGGTGTTCGGCGCGGTACTTGCAAAGCAAACTGTTAATGATCAGCGGTGGCAGAGTACGATCACCCTACACTCTCAGCCGTATCGGTTGGAATGAACCAAACGCTACAACCTACACCATCAGCCCTGCCAGTTGGATTGAACGGGCGAGGGGGCGGGGAGGGGGGAGGGACACGGACCACAGTGGGGGGAGTGGCATCTTACGTATCGCACACGCAACAAAGGCTATTTTTCACTATATACACACATTCGCCACACCTACAAGTTTCGGACAAGCCTCATCGGCGCAGCATTGAATACTTAAAAACTTGCGTTGTAAACTTATTCCCGTGTACCATACACACGTCATCAACCAAACGGAGCTCGCAATGGCAACTAAGAAACCCGCCTTCCTATTCAAAGGCAAAGAGTCGAAGAAGGAAGAGGCCGCTGAGAAGAAAGCGTTCCCAACAAAAGCTGGCTACAAAAAAGCCGAAGCCAAGTTCGAGAAACCTGCTGCCAAGAAAGTGAAGAAATAAAAATGACAAGCCCTACCCTCAAATTGGAACTCACCGTGGCCGAAGTCGACATGGCATTTGCCCTGTTCCAAGCATCGCGCCAGAACCAATACAGCTACAACGACGTCAACACATTGATGGCAAAAATCCAAGGGCAAGGCCGCCCCCAGTTGGAAGCCTTGGCTGTCAAGAAGGAAACCCCGCCCCCAGCTCCGAAGGTGCGTAAGTCACGTGAACCTAAAGCAGTTCCAGCAGCACCCGTGGATGCCGGCCTCCCAGACCTTAGTGATTTGAAGCTCGACTGATGAAGCGATACAACTTCTTCCTACCCGAGCAGGTCGTGGAGACATTGCGCAAAGAAGCGGAGCGCACTGGGCTGACCATGTCTGAACTGATTCGACGCATCTTGACCGACGGGTTGAAGAAGTATGAGTAACGACTTAGACGACTTTGCCAATTACACCGAGTTCGCGCTCTCACCGACCGCGCCTGAACCTCATGTCACTTTAGACATCCCGCCCCAGCTGGTGTGGGAGTGCGCTGCGGGGCTGGAGAATCCGACCGACGTAGCAGCTCGCTTTGGTTTCATGGGCGAGAAGTGGGAGCGCTTACAACAGTGGCCGCCGTTCATCCATGCAGTGCAGAACCAACGCGCTGAGTTTGAACGCAACGGCATGACATTCCGGCTCAAGGCTGGTCTGATGGCTGAAGAGATGATGAGCCAGATGTTCAAGCAGGCCATCGCCAACGACACGTCGATCATGCAGAAGCTGAGTGTGTTCAACTCACTTGTGGATGTAGCTGGCTTGAAGCCAGACAAGAAGTCAGTGGACACCAACGTGCAGGCCGCACCGAAATTCAGTATTACGATCAACATACCCCAGACAGGCGGGCCAGCCCCGATCACCATAGATGGCTAAGAAATACAAATGGCTTGACCGCCGGATTGCTAAACCCGGTCCATACCTGACTCTGTGCCTGACAGCGGAAGAAGTGAAACACGCCGCCAAAGAGCTCACTGATTACCAGATGGAGTTCCCCAAGTGGGGGGCTCGTGCGTTCTTGTTTCCAAGAGACGGTACCGATGATCTTTGCGCCATCATCGCGTTGGCCGAGGACTCGCAAAAGAACAACAACTCCATAGAAATCGCAGGCATGCTTGTACACGAAGCTGTACACGTCTGGCAGTACTATGCGGATGGCATGGGCGAAATGAAACCCGGTGATGAGCAAGAAGCCTATGCCATCCAAGCCATATCCCAAGAATTGTTAGCAGAGTACGCTCGGAGAATCAATGGCTAACCTAGTCTACACACCACCCCTGTCGGTGGTCCCATTCCTTACATCGACCAAGTTTGCGAACTTCGTTGTAGGGCCAGTGGGTTCAACCAAGACAACCGCGTCGCTGATCAAGATTGGCTATGAGGCTGCAAAGATCAAAGCCAGTCCGGACGGCATCCGTCGCTCGCGCTGCGCTGTCATTCGTAACACCCGTCAGATGCTGTGGGACACGACCATCCCAGACTTCTTGAAGTGGTACCCAGACGGAGAAGCCGGTGTCCTCGAAAAAACAAACTCGAAGTTCTTGCTCAAGTTCGATGACGTTGAGTGCGAAGTGCTATTTCGTGGTCTTGATGATGCAAATGATGCTCGTCGTCTGCTATCCCTTCAGCTCACCTTCGGTGTCATGGATGAATTTCGTGAAATCAACCCTGATATTTACAACGCTCTTACAGGTCGTCTTGGCCGTTACCCTGACAAAACGATGAACGGTGTGGGTGCCTGTGATGACGAGGGCAACCAAGTACACAAGGTATGGGGTGCTACCAACCCGCCGGACGGAGACACGTTCTGGGAACAGCTGTTGATTGACCCGACTGACAACATGCACGTCACCATTCAGCCTAGCGGCTTGGCCCAAGAGGCAGACTGGGTGCAATACTTGCCAGACGGCTACTACGAGAACTTGTGCGAAGGCAAGTCCGAAGACTGGATTGATGTCTACGTGCACGGCAAGTTCGGACGCTCGTTGTCCGGCCAGCCGGTGTTCCGTGCGTTCGACAAAGAGACCCATGTGGCAAGCCAGACGCTGAACCACATCAAACTCCAGACCCACCCACTCATCATCGGGATGGACTTCGGACTCACACCTGCATGCACGATCAACCAAGTTGATGCACAGGGCCGGCTGCTGACTTTCGCTGACCTGACGTCAGACGGTATGGGCACGTTGCGGTTCTGTCGTGAGAAGCTCAAACCCTTACTGGCTAACCGATTTCCGGGCATGAACGTGCTGATTATTGGTGACCCAGCCGGGCAGCAGCGGGCTCAGACTGATGAGCGTTCGGTGTTCGACATCTTGAAACAAGAAGGCTTTCGGGTCATCCCAGCCAAGACGAACAGCGTAGTGGCGCGGGTCAACGCAGTAGATGCGATGCTCACCCGTACGGTTGACGGCAAACCCGGTCATTTGATCGACCCGAGCTGCACAAAACTAATTGCTGCACTGCGGGGCGGATATAGGTATAAAATCCGTCAGAACGGTGAGACGGACGACAAACCCGAGAAAAACTCACACTCCCACATTGCAGATGCCCATCAGTACGCGTGTCTGCACGCTGATGGAAACGTCACAGGCGATGCTTGGGCCCGCAAGGCGGTTAAGGTAGAGCGGTCCAACT